CCTTGAGCACCTTGAGCGCCTTGAATACCTTGAACACCAGCAACACCAGGAACGCCAGTAGAACCAGCATTACCAGCATAACCTTGAGGACCAACTATATTGGTTGATGGACCAGCCCAAATTCCAGATGAATTGATAATTTCTGTTGTGCCAACAGATAACCCATTCTTTACTGTAAAATTACTATTTGTTGCCAAGGTTCATTGTCCCCTTAACTCTTTCTTTTGTTATACTTTAATAGTTATTTGAAAAACTTTTGCAGTAGTTACAGCATTGGTTGGAGTAAATAAAATACTCAATGTACCTGTAGATATTGTTGCATCAAAAGTTCCTAATGAAGCGCCAGTTTTTACTTCTCCATATTGTGTTAAGTAAACAGTTGTTCCATCATGGATCAAACTTAATTCAATCATATGATATGCAGAACCACTAGTCATTTGAATTAAGTATTTAGCCGAACGATAAGTTGCTGTTGCAAAAGAATCAAGAGTAATTTGTGAAGTTGTAGATGTTGTTATACTAGTTGTTTCTATTATCGAATTTGTATTTACAGTTATTATACCTGTAACTGCAACATCACCTGATATTGTACCACCAGCAGATGCAAATTTTGTATTAGCAGTAGTAAAGGCACCATTAGCATAACTAGAAGCACTATTAGCAGTACCGTAAGCACTGTTAGCATATGAACCTGATGTTACTGCTCTTTGATCTGCGGTAGCAGCATTAGTAGTTGCGGTATTTGATTGAGTATAAGCACTGTTAGCATAAGAACCTGATGTTACGGCTCTTTGGTCTGCAGTAGCAGCATTAGTGGTTGCAGTATTGGCTTGTGTATATCCACTATTAGCATATGAACCTGCACTATTTGCCGCTTGATATGCACTGTTAGCATATGATGAAGCGCTGTTAGCAGTACCAATTTGAGTAAAATTATATGAACTGTTAGCAACTAAAAATGCACTATTTGCGTATGAACCAGATGTTACTGCTCTTTGGTCTGCAGTATTAGCGGCAGTAAATGCACCATTAGCATAACTAGATGCACTATTAGCAGTGCCATAAGCACTATTAGCATATGAACCAGAAGTAACGGCACGTTGATCTGCGGTATTCGCAGCAGTAAATGCGCCATTAGCATAAGACCCTGCACTATTGGCATATTGATAAGCACCATTTGCAAATATACCTGTAGAGTTTTGACTCAGATAAGAAGCATTGGCATGTAAATAGGCACTATTTGCATAGTTACCTGTAGAGTTTTGACTTAGATAAGAACTGTTAGCTTGTAGATAAGCGCTGTTAGCATATGAACCAGATGTTACTGCTCTCTGATCGGCAGTATTTGCAGCAGTAAATGCAGTATTAGTATGACTAATAGGATCATATCCACGAATTGATACTACATCAGATGTTAAATTTGCTTTAAGTGTTGCAATAGTAAATTGATTATTTGCAATATCAATTGTATTTGTAGTTGGATCCAGTGGATATTTTTCAAACAAATAGTAAGTGTCATCTGAAGCATGTCTAATAAGACCAGTATGCCAATTATTTGCATCATAATGTCCAACAAAACCAATATCAACTGTATCCAATAAATTATCTTTAGCTAATTGTATCATTGAATCTTCAACGGCTAAAGTATTTACATTAACAGTTACAGTATTACCTTGAACAATTAAGTTACCTGTAATAGTTAAATCACCACTAAATGTTCCTGTTGCATTTGCAAGTGCATTATTTGCTTTTGTAAATGCAGAGTTAGCATATGAACCGGCACTATTTGCAAATTGTAATCCTGTATTAGCATAACTACCTGCACTATTAGCAAACTGTAATCCTGTATTTGCATAACTACCTGCACTATTAGCAAACTGTAATCCTGTATTTGCATATGAGGCAGCGCTGTTAGCAGTTTGATATGCAGAGTTAGCATATGATGAGGCACTATTAGCAGTACCAATTTGAACATAATTATATACTGCATTGGCAACTAAAAATGCACTGTTAGCATATGAACCAGATGTTACTGCTCTCTGATCGGCAGTATTGGCGGCAACAAATGCACTATTAGAATATGACCCTGCACTATTTGCTGCTTGATATCCACTATTTGCATATGATGAAGCACTATTAGCAGTACCAATTTGAACATAATTATATACTGCATTGGCAACTAAAAATGCACTGTTAGCATAACTAGATGCACTATTAGCAACACCATATGCAGCATTAGCATATTGACCAGAACTATTTTGACTTAGATAAGAAGCATTTGCATGAAGATAAGCACTATTAGCATATGAACTTGCACTGTTGGCAGTACCAATCTGCGTAAAATTATTTACACTATTAGCAACTAAAAATGCAGAGTTGGCATATGAACCAGATGTTACTGCTCTTTGATCTGCGGTATTGGCAGCAACAAATGCACTGTTAGCATAAGACCCTGCACTATTGGCATATTGATATGCACCATTAGCAAATATACCTGTTGCATTTTGACTTAAGTAAGAACTATTTGCGTGTAGATAGGCACTGTTGGCATAATCGCCAGATGTAACGGCACGTTGGTCTGCAGTTGCTGCGGCAGTAGTTGCAGTATTTGCTTTAGTAAATGCACTATTGGCATAATCGCCAGTTGTATTTTGACTTAGATAAGATGCATTGGCATGAAGATAAGCACTATTGGCATAATTACCTGTAGAGTTTTGACTTAAATAGGCACTGTTGGCTTGTAGATAAGAACTATTAGCATATGATGAAGCAGCAGAAGCATTGGATGTTGTTACACCTAATGAAGATTCAAGAGCAAGAGGAAAACCACCTTGAGTAGAACCATCGTGAACAACTATAGTATGTTTGGTAACATCTATTGTAGCTTCAGCATACGCACCCGTGAAGGTCGATGTTTGTGCTGTATTACCTCTTCTAAATTGAACTCTTATTGACATTTATATCTCGCTTAGTTTATTGTATTTATGAAACAAATCCATAGTCATACCTAATTGCATCAGTAAAATAGTCTAATGTTCCATAATCTAAAGTGATATCTTGAGCACCAACATACATATTACCAATAACTATTTTATTGGTTGTAGGATCAAGTCCAACTACAATACCACTTTCACCAGTTATTGTTAATACTGAATCGGCTGCAGTTGCAATAATATTTGAATAACCACTACCTGGGGTAGTAGCAATAACACTGAATGAATTTCCACTGCCACCACCACCTGTATTTGCTTTATCATATGCAGCTTGTGCTAAAGTATTTGCAGTATTAGCTTGATTGAACGCACCATTCGCATAACTAGATGCACTATTTGCTGCGGTTCTTACCCATGTATCGGTTGCATTATTAGCGGCATTGTATGCACTGTTAGCATATGATCCAGCACTGTTTGCTGCTTGATATGCACTATTAGCATATGAACCATCGGACTCAGAACCAATATAGAATGAAGTGTTTCCATTATTTGCAGACCATTTACCAGCAGATTCAATCCATAAAAATTGTGCATTAGGTTGTATACCACGTTCAATCTCAATACCAGAATTTTCTGTTGGTGTTCCTGATTGACCTAAGTCTGCATTTAAAGTTATTATGTTATCGCCAAGATTAACTGTTATAGTATTTGCGTATACTACATTTCCTGAAACAGTTAAATTCCCCGTAATTGTGGTATCACCAGATATCGTACCACCAGAAGAATTAAATTTAGTATTTGCCGCAGCAAAGGCACCATTGGCATAAGAACTTGCGGATGTTATGTTTGTATTTTGTTGAGCATTTACACCATAAAAATACCCATTAGCAGTATTGGCAAAAGTAAATGCCGCATTGGCTTGTATGTAAGATGAATTTGCTTGTGCAAATGAACCATCAACATTATAACCAAATTCACCAATATATCTATAACCTGCAATAAAAATTACTTTGCTGGAAGTTAGTGATGCAGGTATCGCAGAACTACCTACAAAATTTAAAACACCTGCTTGATAATCAAACCACCATTCACCAACACCACCAGAACCAGAATCAAATATTTGAGTTCCAGTTGATGCAGGATTTGAAGCACCAGAATTATCTACATAAACTTTTACAAAATACGTTGAACCAAATTCAGGTGGAATCCAATCAGTTAAATTTGTTTTCCAAGTAGGATATACACTACTAATTGGTGTTGATGTAGTATCTGCGGTACATTGAACTGAAGCAGTTGTTTGATATGATTGAACAATGTTTGCAACAGCCGCAGCAGTTGCGGGAATACTAGAAGCACTTTTCCATATTTTATCTGCACGATTAATTAATGGACTTGCAATTGATTCATTACTAACACCTTTATTTGTGCTAGTTTCAGTTTTAGCAACACCAAATAATTTTTTATATAATAGATCAACTTTTTGTGCATCAGTAAAAGCCATTTAATTACTCGCAGTTTCTAAGGATAAAGCAGTTACAGTTTGTCCACTAGTAAGTTTAATGCGAACATATATTTCGTTAGTTGATGTATCAGAACTTGAAACTGTACCAAATGTGCATGTCTTGCTATGTGCAGTTACGGCAGAATTTAAAGTTACAACACCACCCAAAGCGCATCCATTACTTCCATTACCTGGACTATTTATGCCAGGTATACCTGAACCTGCATATGCAATTGACATATCTAACCATCCATTTAAAGATGATGTGGAGTCAATAGTGCTTCCAGGTAATGCAACCCAAAGACCCGCAATTGTTCCAGTAAATTTAATATTGAATTTAGATACAGATGTTCTAATAAATCTAAACGTGAAATATTGAGAACCTGTTCTTCCAGAACTTAAATTTGGACCTACTGGTAAATAACCAGATGAATAATTTGTTTGATCGTGTTTTAAAACAGCAGCAACAATAGTAGCACAATTTGAAGTCAACGTACCACTTTGACTATTAAATAATGATGCACTGGCAGTATATGTTGGATTATCTGTAGTACCTGGATTTACAATTCTTGCAGCTAATCCAGAACCAGTACCTACAGTTGAACCAAATGTAATTGTAGTTTCTTCCATTGAACTAGCGGTACCTGTTTTATATAAAACAGTATTTGCTAATGCAGTTGTAAATACTTGTGAACCAGTTAAATAACTATTGTCTACTGTTACACTTGGTCCAGTAGAAGATGAACCAAATCCTGTTGTAATAGATGATGATGTATTTACAGTTACACTACCACTTGAAACATAAAGATTTTGTGCTAATGGATATGTAATACCCACTGCAGGATATGTATTACTTGAAGGTGCTAAAAATGCACCACCAGCAGTTCCAGTAAAGAATGTATTACTTGCTGGAAATGTATTACCACTTAGTTTAGATACGGCAACACTTAATCTAAATGTTGTTGAACTATTATAATGTGGTATCGTGCTTGAATATGTAAATGATTCTGATAATGGTGCTATACTTGCAGATGCAAATGTTGGTGTACCTGGTGCTGCATTATCATAGAACCACGAAACAGTTGAAGTATTTGATGCACCAGAGTGTGCAATAAAAATTTCATTCCAACCTTGTGATACTGATCCAGAACCTTGGCAATCAAAACTTCTCCAAAAACCTGATGCTGCACCAGTTATTAACGCATAGTCTTTACTATCACTGACAATTAAATCACTATATGTTCCGTTTGCAGAAGAACCTGTAAATGTAATTGCACCTGTAGCTACATTATTTTTAAATAAAGTTAATGTACCAGAATCACCTGGACCAAAATTATCAAAAGTATTTGTCGTATATGATGCCGCTCTACGAAGAGCAGTTACAACTGAACCTGCAGCAAGAGTTTTACTAGCAGTTGTAGTGTTATCTGGTTGAGTATAGTTTGTTATACGATAGGTTGTTGTCAAACTACTAATGGATAATGATGTTGCACCTGGAAATGGTGTTGGTGATGCAGGCACTAATTTACCCAATACGTTATTCAATAGAGCAAGACCATCTGTTACTTTAGTTGTTGTTGTAAGTGTAACTGCATTACTAACTAATAATCCAACAGTATTGGATCCTAAATTAATTGTATTGCCAGTTAAACTAATACTATTGGCAGCATCATAAGCGGCTTGTGCTAAAGTGTTTGCAGTATTGGCTTTAGTAAATGCAGAGTTAGCATATGAACCCGCTGATTGTGAATATGTGCAAGCAGAATTGGCTTGTGCAAAAGCACTATTAGCATAACTAGAAGCACTATTGACAGATGTTCTTGCCCATGAATCTACAGAACCCGCTGCGGCAGTATTAGCAATATCAAATGCGGCTTGTGCTAAAGTGTTGGCAGTATTAGCAGCAGTAAAGGCACCATTGGCATATGATGATGCAGATGTTATATTTGTATTTTGTAAATCATTAACACCATAACTATAAGTATTAATTGTATTAGCAAATGCATATGCGGAATTAGCATAACTACCTGCACTTATGGCATTTGTATTAGCTGTGTTTGCTTGAACAAAACCACTATTAGCATATGAAGAAGCAGCGTTGGTTGCATTTCTTGCCCATGCATCTACAGAACCCGCAGCAGCACTATTAGCAAGAGCAAAAGCAGAATTCGCATATGAACCAGCACTTATAGCATTTGTGTTGGCAGTATTAGCAGCAGTAAAGGCACCATTTGCATAACTAGATGAACTGTTAGCAACACCAAATGAAGAGTTAGCATAAGAACCTGATGTTACTGCTCTTTGATCTGCAGTTGCCGCATTAGTAGTTGCAGTATTGGCTTGAGTATATGCAGAGTTAGCATATGAACCAGAAGTAACGGCACGTTGATCGGCAGTATTAGCCGCAGTAAATGCGCCGTTGGCATAACTAGATGCACTATTGGCAATACCAAATGCACCATTGGCATATGAACCTGCACTAACACCTTTTTGATCTGCAGTATTAGCAGCAGTAAAGGCACCATTGGCATAACTAGATGCACTATTAGCAACCCCATATGCAGAGTTAGCATAATTACCTGTAGAATTTTGACTCAGATAAGCAGAGTTGGCTTGAAGATATGCACTATTGGCATATGAACCATCAGACTCAGCGCCAATATAAAATAAAGTATTACCGTTGTTTGCTGACCATTTACCCGCAGATTCAATCCATAAAAATTGAGCATTAGGTTGTGCGCCACGTTCAATTTCAATACCAGAATTTTCTGATGGTTGTGATGCTTGTGGTAAATCTGCATTAAGGGTGATAATATTATCACCAAGAGTTACTGTTATAGTATTAGCATATGTTACATTACCAGAAACAGTTAAATTACCAGTGATTGTAGTATCACCAGATATCGTACCACCAGATGAAGAAAACTTTGTATTTGCCGCAGCAAAAGCACCATTAGCATAAGAACCTGCACTATTAGCAAACTGATAAGCGCCATTGGCATATGAACCTGCACTAACACCTTTTTGATCGGCAGTATTTGCAGCAGTAAAGGCACCATTCGCATAACTACTTGCACTGTTAGCAACACCATACGCACCATTAGCATAAGAACCGGCACTTACACCTTTTTGATCGGCAGTATTAGCGGCCGCAAATGCACCATTGGCATAACTTGAAGCTGATGTTATGTTGGTATTCTGTAACGCATTAACACCATAGAAATAACTATTGGAAGTATTAGCAAAAGAATATGCATTAGAAGAATATACATTTACTGTATTGGCAGATGCAAATGCACCATTCGCATAACTACTTGCACTGTTAGCAACACCATATGCACTATTTGCATAAGACCCAGCATTTACACCTTTTTGGTCTGCAGTATTAGCGGCAGTAAAAGCACCATTTGCATAACTTGAAGCTGATGTTATGTTGGTATTTTGTAACGCATTAACACCATAGAAATAACCATTAGCAGTGTTAGCAAACGTAAATGCACCGTTGGCATATGAACTAGCCGATGTTATATTGGTATTTTGTAGAGCATTAACACCATAAAAATACCCATTAGCAGTATTGGCAAAAGTAAATGCACCATTGGCATATGATGATGCAGATGTTATATTGGTATTTTGTAGAGCATTAACACCATAAAAATACCCATTAGCAGTATTGGCAAAAGTAAAGGCACCATTGGCATATGATGATGCGGATGTTATATTTGTATTCTGTAAGGCATTGACACCATAACCATACGTATTTGATGTATTGGCAAAAGTATATGCACTATATGCGTAAGTATTTACCGTGTTTGCAAATGTAAAAGCACCATTGGCATATGATGATGCGGATGTTATATTTGTATTTTGTAAATCATTAACACCATAACCATACGTATTAGCTGTATTTGCAAAAGCATATGCACTATAAGCATATGTGTTTACAGTATTTGCAAATGTATAAGAACTATTAGCATAAGAACTTGCACTATTAGCCGCATTTCTTACCCATGTATCGGTAGCATTATTAGCAGCATTAAATGCACTATTAGCATAAGAACTTGCACTATTGGCAGCACTTCTTACCCAAGTATCTACAGCATTATTAGCAGCATTATTAGCAGCATTAAATGCTGCATTAGCTTGTATATAAGAACTATTTGAACGATCAATATATAATTTACCACCAATAATTATAGCACTATTAGTTGTGTTACCAATAAAAAGTGTATTACTAACGTAAGAATAAGCTAACTCTGCAACATTTAATGTAACAGGTGCAGAATTTGCTTCTGAAAATTTTATCTGTATTACTGTATTTTCGGTAGTTGCCATTAAAAAGTTCCACCTTTAATACTAGTAATTGATATTGCACCAGCACTAAGTGGTGATGATATGTAATTGTCTGTATTTGCATCATACACTAAAACATCACCTTGAGTTTTGGTTGTTATATTAACTCCATTTAATTCAGATATGGCAACATTTGGTTTTGGTTTATAATTTGGATCTGCTATAGTTGTTCTTACAGCAGGTGTTATTCTTACACGACCTATATCCATTATTATCTCGTTACTGAAGGCAATACTGTGGCGATTCCTTCAACAACTCTTGTCACAATATTGGTGGGTGAAGTTATTTTTAAATCATAAACATAACGACCAGCACTCAAATTTGCGGTATTAGCTGCAGTCATGCTTAAAGTAATTTCACCATTTGCTGTTCCAGTAACACTAGAATTAATTGTATATGCAGTAGAAGAATAATATGATTTTCTCATTTGAGAATTGGCACTATATGCATATAAATTTATAGCATTTCCTGAACTATCATCAACATTGATAGTTGTGCTAAATGTTGCACCTTGTTCTATAGTAATTTCTGAAAAAGCAGCCAAGATTGTTTCCTTTTATTATTTATTTATCTTTGATTCAAGTTCACTTACCTTGGCAGTTAATTCTTTTATTGCCTCAATTAATAATGGAACAATCTTTTCATATTGAACAGTTTTATAATTTTCTCCAGATATACTATTACCTTCTTTATCAGTATCAAATGGAGCGGGTACGACAACTTGTGGTAATACTTTTTCTAAATCTTGTGCAATAACACCAACTTTTATTTTGGTATCAGTATATCCATAAGATTCAGCAATTTCATTTCCTTGATACAATACACCTCTTAAAGTATTAACTTTTGATAATGCATCTGTAATTGGTGTAATATTTTTCTTTAATCTTTGATCTGAATAAAATGCAGTAACATCACCAGTAGCGGTTAAATTACCTGTGATTGCAAAATCACCAGTATATGAACCAGACATTGTTAATGTGCCAGTAGTTGTAATTGTTCCACCACTTAGTCCATTACCTGTAGCAACTGAAGTTACAGTACCTGGTTGAGCACTCGCAGCAATACCATCCAACTTACTTGCATAGGTACTTGTCATATAACCATTGACGGTTGAAGTTGCAGCTGCCATTGAAATTGCTGGTGTTAGACCACCCGATGATACAACAGGTGCAGTTCCTGTTACTGAAGTAACCGCAGTATTTGCTTTTGCATATGCACTGTTAGCATAAGAACCGGATGTTACTGCACGTTGATCGGCAGTTGCGGCATTTGTTGTTGCAGTATTAGCTTGCACAAAAGCACCATTAGCATAACTTCTTGCCGCAGTATCATTTGTATTAACGGTATTAGCCAATGCATATGCAGAGTTAGCGTATGAACCAGATGTTACTACTCTTTGGTCTGCAGTAGCAGCATTAGTAGTTGCAGTATTTGCCTGTGTATATGCAGAATTGGCATATGAACCAGATGTTACTGCTCTTTGATCGGCAGTATTGGCAGCAACAAAAGCACCATTAGCATAACTTCTTGAGGCAGTATCATTCGTATTAACTGTATTTGCTAATGCAAAAGCGGCATTAGCATAAGACCCCGCACTATTGGCATATTGATATGCACCGTTAGCAAATATTCCAGTTGCATTTTGACTCAAATAAGAACTATTAGCATGTAGATAAGCACTGTTGGCATATTGACCAGAACTGTTTTGAGACAAATAAGAACTATTTGCATGTAGATAGGCACTGTTAGAATATGTTTCAGAAGCAGCAGAACCTATATTACTATAGATGGTACCATCATTAGTAAATGTCCATTTATCTGTCGTTTCATTCCAAATGATAGCAGCGTTATCTGAAGTTCCTCTTTCAACTTCGATACCTGCATTTTCAGTTGGTGCAGATATTTGTGGTAAATCTGCATTTAATGTGATGATAGAATCACCAACTTTTAATTCTGTTGTATTTACATATGTTGTTAAACCAGAAATAGTTAAATTACCAGTAACTACAACATCACCAGATACAGTACCACCAGCAGATGCAAACTTTGTATTTGCTAATGTGTATGCTGCATTGGCATAATTGCCTGTAGAATTTTGACTTAAGTAAGCCGCATTAGCATGTAAGTATGCACTGTTGGCATAATTGCCTGTAGAGTTTTGACTTAAATAAGCACTATTTGCATGTAAATACCCACTATTGGCATATTGACCAGAACTATTCTGTGATAAGTAAGAACTATTAGCATGTAGATATGCACTGTTGGCATAATTGCCTGTAGAGTTTTGACTTAAATAAGCAGCGTTGGCATGTAAGTATGCAGTATTAGCATATACACCTGTAGTATTTTGACTTAGATAAGCAGCATTGGCATATGCACCACTTGTGTTTTGACTTAAGTATGCAGCATTAGCATATACACCAGCAGATGTTGCACGATTGTTTAATGTGTTTGCAGCAGATGCAGTTGCAATAATTGTTGTTGAAGTATTTGTTAAATCACTACTTAAACGACCAGAATCTAAGATTTGAAAATAAACAGTATTTGCTGGGTCAGTTGTTAAGTCAAAATATTTAGTTGATTCATTCCAACGAATAGATGCATTTTGAGAAACTGAATTTGCTAAACTTAAACTATTGTTTGTTCTATAGATACTAAATTTACCGTCTTGATTTGGTGTTGCAATACTTAATGTTAATGCGGGTGAATTGTATACCGTATTACCATTAATTGTAAAATCACCAGCAACAGAGAAATTACCGGTAACTTGTCCAGATGTAAATGTTACTGCGCCTGCAGTTAGTGCTCCACCAACATCTGCACGACCTGTTGTTCTTAATGTTCCAGCATATACTAATCCAGTAGTATTTAAATTACCTACATCAGTATTACCTGTAACTTGTAATGTGCTATCAAGATTTGCAATACCAACAACACGTAATGCACTATCTAAATTAGCAGTACCAGTTACTCTTAAGGTACTATCAAGGTTTGCAGCACCAGTTACTCTTAAGGTACTTGCTAAGTTTGATGCACCGGTGACTCTTAATGTGCTATCTAAATTGGCTGAATCAGTTACTCTTAAGGTACTTTCTAAATTAGCTGCACCAGTTGTTCTTAATGTTCCACTATGAGTAAGACCTGTGGTTACAAAATTAGCTGCAGTTGTATTAGAACTTGAATCTACAGTAGAGAAATCAGCACGACCTGTTGTTCTTAATGTTCCTGTATGAGTTAATCCTGTAGTCACGAAGTTACCAGAAGTTGTATTACTTGTAACATCTACAGTTGATGCAAAATCAGCACGACCTGTGCTTCTTACAGTTCCAGTGTGAACTAATCCTGCAGTTACTACATTACCTGGATTTACGTTTCCTGTTACATTAACTATTGTAGCAAAGTCAGCTTGACCAGTAGAACGTAATGTGCCTGTGTGTGTTAATCCTGCAGTTACTACATTACCCGAAGTTGTGTTACCAACAACATCCACTGTGGTTGCAAAGTCAGCACGACCAGTAGAACGTAATGTTGCAGTATGTGTAAGTCCAAGTGTATTGAGATTACCTGAAGTTGTATTTGCAACAACATTTAACGTGCTATCTAAATTAGCAGTACCAGTAACTCTCAAGGTACTATCTAGATTTGCACCACCAGTTACTTTTAAGGTACTTGCTAAGTTTGATGCACCGGTGACTCTCAAGGTACTATCTAAGTTAGCACCACCGGTTACTCTCAAGGTACTATCTAAGTTAGCTGCGCCAGTTGTTCTTAAGGTACTATCTAAATTAGCACCACCAGTTACTCTAAGTGTACCATCAACATTAGCAGCAGTAGTTACTCTTAGATTGCCTGTTTGTGTTGTATTTGTAGTTACAGTATTACCTGTATTTAAGTTACCAAATACTGTACCATTTGTTCTAACATTTAATGTAAGTGTATTAGCAACAGCACTTAAATTTAAACTTGTACCAACAATATTTGAAGAATATGTTGCAACACCAACAACATCTAAAGTATCATAGATTGTTGATCTTGTTGATTTTGAATTTGTTGTTACCATATCTGTCAAGTATGCAGTATTAATACTTGCAGAACCTACATTGACAAATACTACATTACCAGTACCTGTCATACTTAGTTTGTTTACAATAGATGCATTTCTACCTATTGCAATATCATTATTTGTTGAAATATTACTTGTTGTAATATTATTAGTTACTTGTAGATTTAAGTTTGCTAAAACATTGTTAGCAACGTAGAGTGCAGTTCCTTTACCATATATGAAAGTATTTGCACCGACAGTTAAATTACCAGTTTGTGAAGATTGAGAACCAAGTGTTATACTTTTACCAACTTCAAGATCAGTAGAAAATAAAACTGCATTAGCAACTGTTAATGCAGTACCATTTGCAGTAATTGATAAATTAGAATTACCTGAAAGTGTAAAAGTACCATTTGTCTTTGAATAGTTGCCAGTTTCTATCGTATTTAATGCATTAGCAGACAGATTGGTTTGAATTCGCCATTCATCTATTGTATTATTTTTGGTGATATTAGTTATTGCCATTTATTATCTACTTTTTTCTAATAGTTGATTTAACAACGACTTGACTTCTTTCATATCGGATGACATTTCTTCAACTTGATTCTTCAATCTATTTATTTCATTATTTTTCTCAGTTATACTTTTACTAAGTTTTTTTCGTGCTTCATTTTCCTGTATTAAAGACCTATTAGTCGCCAATAATGCATGACTATTAGTGTCTTTAGAATAAGGTGTTCCTTCAACTTTTAATAACATAATTACTCCGCAGGCAATGCAATTACACGTAAATCTTTAACTCTTGGTAAAATTGTAGGATCACCCGATCTCATTACAATCTTAATTGATAAAGTTATAAATGTATTATATGTTACGCCATTAGATGAAGTATAGGTAATAAAATTATCAGTTGCCGATGGACAATATTCATAATCAGTAAATTCATATTGTGTCAATGATGGTACTGGATTTGGATTAATATTAACCAATTTTTGATATCTTCTATCTTTAAATTGAGTACCATCAGAACCAGATAATAATTTACAGAATACATCAACTGAAGTACCTAAAGGTTTATTTGCAGTTAAGAATACACGTAAATCACCCGCATCAAATCCTGGTGCCAATTGAATCTGTCTTGTAATATATCTTGCAAGACATGGACCACCACTTGAATCATATTCAGTATTCAATACTACACTACCATTTGTACCTGATGCGGCAACAGCAGGATAGTTTGTATTTGCACCGATAGTTATAGTATAGTCATCAATGTAACCAGAACCAACAGCAGAAACATACACACTAAGAATATTGCCACTTGCATCACATGAAAGATTACCACTAAAACCTGTACCAGTATTACTGCTAATAACGATAACATTAGAATTTCCATAACCAGTTCCCGAAGCAACAATTGTAAAATCTTCTGAATTTATTTCTGCATCATCAACATAATTTTCCCAAATATTTAATTGAGATTTTTCTACAGAAACAATAGGTGAAACTGCTTCATCTGTAGTTGATAATTCAGTTATAATAGTAAAGTCACCTTTATAACCTAAAGTTTTTCTTCTGTAACCAACTGCATACAAGTCATCATTCTCAAAAGATATTACTGCTTGTGGTACAATTGGGCGATAACTTGTTTCCATTGTACCACTAATTGTATTTGCTTTTACTGAATAATTAACTGAAGTACCTGTTGGAACAATAGATGTTTCTAATAATCTAAATTTATCAACATTATAGATTACACTCTGTTCTTCACTCTGCATTACTATTTGTGCAGCTGCAGTTGAGAATGAACAACGATTTAATCTGAACATTAAATCTTCATTAATATATGGTACATACTCCATAGAATTTTGTGAACGATATAATGTTCCGATATATGGATTAATACCAATATATTGATTACTTGTTGATACTTGACCTTTTTCTGCTTCCCATAAAATGTAATCTGGTGAATCAGTTAATACAACAACTGCATATAAACCTGGTTTTAAGAATATAGGAGTATAGAATTGGAAATTAGTAATTGTTGTAGCATCGTCAACTGATGGAGTTTCTGAAATATTAACTTGAGATGGCACTTTAGTTACAACTGATTCTGGATACCAAAAATCAGATGATGGTGTTCCATTTACAGTTGGGCGAATTTGAATCCAAACAGGTAAACTATCATCTTTTGCTTTGAAGAATAAATCTACACTATTCAAGTAAATACCGTATGGATATCTTGCCGGATCAACATAAAATGTTTCTGCTAAAGGATCATGATTGTATGTGTATAATAGATTAGCACCAGCAAATCTAGATGATACTAATTTATCGGATGTAGTCGTTCCAATAATTTTAGAATCTACATCATAGTTATAAACAGTATCAACTAATTCTGTTTTAGATACACTTAATCCTGATGCAACATATAATTTATCTGCAAATGATATTGAATCACCATCATATGTATTATTAAATGATTCTGTTACACGGAAATTTCTTTGACCTGAACGGAATGTTGCAGTTGGGATATAAAATGCACCACCTGCTTGGCCATATTTGTTAGTTTTATTAGTTCCAATACTATAAACAACAGAACCTTGTGTTGTTGGTGTAGCACTTAATGTTGCTGTTTTTGTAGAGCCAACATAAGAACTAATTGTAAATTGTTCACCAATACCAACTTCTGAAGTTGAAGTATGAACTATTGATATTGTATTGCCATTATAGTAATCATTAGTTGTAGATGCATTTCCATCCAATACAATAGTTGCACCTGATACAGTGCCTACACCCGATCTATGGTCATTCACTGAAGATACTGTTAATGTTACACCACTATCTAAACCATAAACATATTTACCAACAAGTGATAACCCGGTTTGATTAATAATGGAAACATTAGCACTACCAGTCTCACTAACAGCAATGTCACCTAATTTATATGATGAACCACCACTTAACAATGATACTAGATTCGCTACTAAATCTGCAGTTGAACTCGCAATTAATACTGGTTCTCCAGCAATCAATGTTGTATTGGCATTCATTGTAACTTTATTAGGTACAACAACATATTTGTTTACATTTACATCATCAAAAAATGAATATACAGTTGTTGATGGGCGTAAACCATTTGTTGTAAATAATACTTGTTTTGACTTCATGTATGGTTGAATTGCTAAATCAGTTACAAACTCTCCAGAACTTTGTTGTGATGCCGATGTTGTTATTTGTTTTTGATTTAGATCAGCACCAGCAGTTAAATAAGTATTATCATTATATGCTCGATAAACACCCCATTGGCCGCCTTGTGTATTTTTACCTTGTCTAGGATCCCAAAATTCACCATGTCCAAAACCACCAGTACCTAAATATTTGTAAACTGTACCACCTTCTTCGGTTCTAGTTTGGTACCATTTTGAATCTGCTATTTGTGCAAATGGACTATCTTTATCATCTGCCCATTGTTTTACATTATCAGCAATATACTTAAATGCATCATTAACAAAATTAAATGCATTTTCAATGCCTTGAGTAGAATTTAATATTACTTTTGCTGTGGTTTGTGAATCTACATCACCAGTAAATTCTGGGAACAAACGCATTGTTCCTTTAAATGTGCCATATAATGCACCAGCAACTGGTGATGATTTTGTTGCATACGGTTGTTGTGCAAGAACAGATGTTGTATAACTCAACATCATGATCTTTTGTTCATTTACACCATAAAGTTCACCAGTAGATAAAGTTGTATTTGCTTTAAGATTAATTGTTCTCATTAATGATGCGGGTTTTAATTCGCCACCATCAATTAAACATCTATTGTCAAATCCAATTTGATTTGGTGGTGCTTTGATAGAATCTGAAGTAAAGTTATCAGTTAAGATACCATACTTGGATCTTTCTAAACCATTTGCATCTGTAATTTTTGTTGATGTTGCATCTCTTTCTAATGAATTTAATGTAACATAATACTCTAATTGTTTAATACGATTTTCAAATGCACCAATATCTTGCATTGTATATCTACGATGATTCTGAAAATCAGCACGAATTTCTTTAACATTTTCTGTATATGCTGGTATTGCCAATGTATAGATTAACATATCACCAAGATTTACATTTGGTGCAATAGGTTTAATTGCAGATGTACCGGTCAATACTTCAAAATCTCTTGACTGTTTAACCACAACACGATCAATTCTACTTAAGTAATAATCAAAATTACTTGTCAATGATTGATTTGGTAATGGATTAACTGCACCAGATATTGTTGTTGTACCAACACCTCTTGTTGGTCTAAAGTCAAATGCAGACCGTAACGATACTAATTTGTTATCTTCTTTATTATTGAAATAGAAGATTTCATCATATGTAAAATTAGAACCTGCTTTTAAATAAGAATCAACAGTGAACAATCCATCATTTTGTGGAGATGGTGCAGATTGATGACTTAGATATTTGTAAGTAACATAAACTTTACCACGTGGCGCACTATACCCACGTTTCAGTGTAATAGTGGCATGGTCATAATGTGTTTTACGTTGACCATTATCAAAATCATAATTACTAGTAACATCATATGTTGAACTTGATAACATTGCAGTTGTTACATTTGATGCAGGACTTCTAGAATCGGTAATTCTAACAATCTCTAATACATCAGGTACTTGTAAACTTACTGCTTTACCTGGTGTTCTTAAATTTGTTAATTCGGTAGTATTGTCAAAGAATGTTGAACCAATAGTAGGAAATACATATCCTGTTCCACTTACTGCAGTCACTCCAGTTGAATTTGCAGAATATAAAATATCAGTACCTTGTGTACCTGCAGTATTTAATTCATATGGAATCTTAGTATGTAGATTTAAACCAGTTGTTGCTGGTATTAATTGTTTACCACGAATTGCACCAGAAGATGCATTTTCTGCATTATTAACTTTTGTATTAATTAACAAATCTACTTTTGCGCCTGCAGTATTTAAATCAATCTCAAAATTTGTTGAACTGATCGCAGTTACAGTAAATAAGTTATTTGCTAATCCAAGAACAGCATTTGCAGCAATACCAGATGTGGCATTTGCAGTAGTATCATAACGAACCATACAAATAATATTATCTCTGATATTTGAATCGGAAATAACACCAACAGAACCGCAGAATGAGAATGTATCTGTACCTTCTGCACTAATACTAACTACACCACCAGCATCTGCAGTTTTGTTACCATAAAACTTTTTAGCATAGAAATCCATATTTGTTAATGTAGATGGTTTCATTGCAGGAAATGGTACATCAAATACTAATGATGATCTTTGTGGTTCTGTAATTAATGCAAATCCAGTTGCAGTATCTTTTGAATCACTATTAATACTACCACCAAATGTTTTTGTAGTTCCACTTTTAATTACAAATGATTCTGCATTTTTAAAATCAGAATCAATAGAGAATGTATTTGATGCAGGAACAATTGGCCATGCGGATGACAAATAGATATGTGTTGCATTAGACGATTCAATTAATACTGGAGAAATTGCAGTACCACCCGCATCAGTAACTCTAAAATACATATTTGCATATGCATCGGTACTCCGTGTAGCAGAAAAACTTGCGGGCATATTGATTAATCTTGTATTTGATCCCGATGCTTGAGTTGTACCAGTAATTGATACGCCATTAGCGGCAAATGTGTGAACAGTAAATGAATGTGTAGTGCCAAGTTCTAAAGTTGTTGAGTCATTATAATCCATCATATTGGCACGAATTTCACCAATCTTTGTAGAATTATATGCCGCAGTGGTTGTTGTATTAACACTTGTGTGTGCAACACTATGCACATCTAATAATGGATAACTTGTAATATCTAATGTACCATATACATTATCCAATACAACATAACTTTCGTAATTTGTTGATACATCATAACCTTCAGTATTTGCTACTTCTCTAGCACGACTTAATTCAATTGTTGTTGGTGCAATAGTTTGAAATTCATAACCACCAACATATGCTTTACCTGGATCAAGAACAATATTAAACATACCATTGGCAGAATCACCTTCTTCAATAGAAATAACAAATGGGTCTACTGTATAATTACCAGACTCATCATATGTTCTACGTGCCAACATCTTTTCAATTTCGCTGTAGATTGGGTAATCAATTTCTTTTGTCTTTACACCATCTACTAAACGAATAACTTCAAAGAATGAAGATACATCTGCAGAATCTAATGATCGTTTTGATAATGAAGTATTAATTACAAATCGTTCTGCACCCGGTGCTTGATAGTTAAATGCACCTTGTGCTGGATCTAATAGTGAAGTATCATCAATTTCATCTACAATAGTTGATTCAAATTCAACACCAATCTTATATGATGGTTGTTTATTAATTGTTGTAGAAGTACCTATTCTATAAAATAACTCTATTACTAAAAATTGTGGAGTAACTTTTACAAATTGACCTTTAAAATAATATACACCATCTTGAATACTGGCAATATATGAAGAACCATATGCATCTGTATCTCTTAATTGTGCAAAGATATTTTGTCCATAAATCTTTAATTCATCAGTTTCAACAAAACGATCACCACTTAGATATTTAATAACTAAAACAGGATATGTACCAATACTATCAACAGCAACAACTTTAGCACGTGCTAATTTTGTAGAATTATAAGATACGATTGTTTTGTCTAGATAATCTGAAGGAACAATATCTGCATTATTATATTGTGCATTTAAGATAATATAATTGGCCGCAGTATCTAATGAAATTTTACCACCAATAATTGGACTACCACTTTTGAATATATTATTACCAAATTTTTCTATTTGATTAGATAAAATTGTTTGCAGTTGAGTAAGTTCTCTTGCTTGAACTGAATATCCAGGACGAAAAAGAACACGCATGAAATTTTTATCTTCATTGAAATCATCGTAATATGGATCGTAATTGAATAGGGTAGTCATTTATTCCTCGTTAAAAACTCAGTATAAAACGGATTCGTTCGGTTTGTGCATCATCACGGGTTATTGGTGTTTTACTAGTTATGTATAATATCTGTCCTGAATACAAATCAAGTGTTGGATTCTGTATTGCATTTACAACACGAATTGCACCTGTATCTCGGCCTTTAATTGCAGAATTTACTGACAAAATGCCACGAACATTATTTACATAAAGATGATTTTCTACGGTGTCAAAAGATATAACGTCCGCAGTAAATGTTGAATCTGCATAAGTTGCACCTTGATAAACAACCTCATCAATACCAAAATCACCTACACCTGGCGATGTTGTTATTCTTGTATATAAACTATATGATTGACCTGTTGCTGGAGTTGATGTGTCATTTAAAAATGGATTATGTAATAATACTACTTGTCTAAAATCATTATCAGTAGGTAGTATACCTGATTCATCTTGATTAAATTCAACATTAAACATTAAATTAGATGCAGCTAATTCATATAAAGGATCATATCCATGCCCATCATGTGGCGCAATAGAAACTGTAGCAGTTGCGGCTGTTCCAGTACCACCAGCAACATCTGTAAATGTTAAATCTGCATAGGTATATTGCATTCCTCTATCTTGAATAATAACATTAACAACACGGCCACCCGTTACATTTGCTTTTAATACCGCACCAGTACCATCACCATCTATTGATATAATACTCTGTGTTGCGCCATTAGTATAATTATTTCCAGCATTAGTAATAGTAACAATATCAATACCACCCGGAACTGCAGATGCAGTAACAAATTTATTATTAACTACTGGCATCCAATCTGCAGTTAAAAATCTTTGTTTTTGTACCGATGAAATAGTATACAAATATTTCCACTTATAACCATCTGCAGTTAAAACATATGGTTCTTCTAATGAAGTTGTAGATAATGATAGTGCGGGTTCAACTGTAGAATTTGCACTTGCGTTATTTGCTAAACACTTAAATACTTGATCACTACTATTTAATATATAAAAATTAGTATTTGCTTCATAAGTGTTATATTTTGTGTTTGCAGTCCAATTATTTCTATCTACGACCAAAGATGCATTGGTATAAGATAATTGTTTTGCCAATATACCATACCGATAGTAGTCATTAATCACAGAATCGGTTTCTGTAGGGGTAACTGGAACTTCAGTACCAGCATTCCAAGGTAATTGTTTACCTATAAATGCATACATGTATGATCTTCTTGATGTAGGAAGATATGAATTTGCCGTTAAATCCAATAGATTATATAACTGTTTGGCAAGTAATACTTTGAAATTTTTTGTTATGAGTGATGACATAATTGTATTTATTTAACTTTTAAGACGTTTGTGACAATATTTAAAGTATTTGAAGTAAATGCTGTAGCTACTTTAATGGTATTAGCATTTACAAAAGTAACAGTTTTAGTCTCATCAAAATAGAGATTAATAGTTACATTATTTGCAGTAACACCAAGAGTATTTTGAGTAATTAGATATTTGCTATTTGATACACTTAATACGGTTTCTGTATTGCCAGTTGATAAGTAAATAATATCACCATCAAGAATATCATTAATAAAGTTACAAGTATTACCAAATACTGTATTAGAACCAAGAGAAATATTAACTGTATTTGCAACATGTCGATATACGCCAGTAAATATTACAACATCACCAACATTTACATAATTCATTAAATTGGCAGTTGTATTCGTAGTTGCATTAGCACCATATACAATATTAAACTTAGTTGGTAAAGTTGTTACCGTAATACTTTGATTAATGTCATTTGCAGAAACATTTTCTTGATTGTTGTCAATTCTTGTGACAAATGTTTTTGTACCTAATGGATGAACAATATCATTTAATGGTTTCTTAAATTTATTGTAATCTGTTTGTGAATTAATCACATATGAGAAATTATGAAATTTATTTCCATCTTGTAAAAACTTATCTTCACTTATATGTCCATCAGTATTCAGATAGATACCAGGATATCTAATCAATCCATTTTCAAAGTTTGCAGTTGCCTTAGCACGACCATCACCATATACCGTTGTGCTACCTAAAACAACATTACCAGAAACTGTTCCATCATCCGATTTAATTGTTTTAGTTACATCAAATGTTCCTATATAATCAAACAACCTAATAAATCCAGTAGATTGAGTAAAGTTATCAACATATGCAGAGAATGTTGTTGATGTATTGGATGTACCTTGATATACTTTTGTATTTGATACAAATAGTTGTCCAGATGTTACATTCTGTAAAGTTAAATCCATATTTCTTAAAGATATCGTAGGCACTTCAACATAATCATATCCATAACTAATTATACGTAAAGAAGTTACAGAACCAATTCTTGATGTAGTTAATGAATATGATTCACCATCACCAAGAACTTCACTAACATAAACATTAGCGCCAGTACCAGAAACTGTGTTTATTGTGATTGTTGGTAATGCATCTCTAGTATAACCTTCACCACCTAATACATATGCATTTGATGAATGATTGTTAATTGTTATTGTTTTAATACCACTGTTACCGGCATGTATTGCACTCACATATGCATTAGCACCATATCCAGAACCACCAGTAAATGTTAATGTTTGATTAACTGCATAATTACTACCACCATTTGCAGTAACAATTCTACCTAATGAACCTATCTTATATAAATCATTTCTTACAATTTTATATACAGAAACACCAGAAACATCATTTGCAAAAGTATTGGCAAAAGAAATTGTATGAGTAGTAACTCCTGTAATTTCAAATATATCTTCCATCTTATTTACAATGTATAATCTTACATAGTTACCAACTTCAAATGAAGTAGTTAAATCTTGTGTTAAATCTGTTATTATACTGGTATCTTTAACAATGTTACATGATGATATAACAAGAACATCTGAATTAGTTTCATTATAAAAACTATAAGTATCTACTGTTGGTTTTGCTCTGTATCCACCACCACCCTGATCTAATGTAACAAATGAAATTGGGTAAACATTAAATGATTGATATGAACCAATATTAGAAATTGTAATAGCATTCGCAACATTGATATTTGCATATAGACCATTCAAAGTTTCAATGGACATATTTCTTAAATTTATTTTGCGAACAGTTGAAGTATCTAATAAATTTATAGATGCCTTTGCTTCTGAACCATAAGGTGCATTTTCAAATCCACCTTTAAAATCTATAGTTGTAACATATGTGTCATATGATGAACTTATTTCGCTCGATTTTCTAAATCCAAAACCTGGATTAGTTAATACAATATCTGTTATTGAACCTTTTGTAGTATTACCAACATACGCCAAAGCACCAACAGGACTATTTGCAGTTGGATTTAAACCTCCAACAATAGTAACTGGATCACCATTATATGGTATTAATGGATCATACCCATTATAATACAAACCACGATTTAGTGGATCAACTTTAATTTCTGATAATGCACCAATTAAACGACCAGATACAGTTACATCAACAACACCATTATTATATGTTGCATCTACATATTCACCCGTTTCAAATAATCTTTCTACATTTGAAACATAAACTTCAATATATGAAATGCCTAATTGCCGATCAATAGATTCAATGACTTTTTCTACTACGGCAGTGGCCTTAGATATTCTACCTGTTATTTTTGTTTTTTCAATATTAAAGATATTGTTATCACTAGTATCAATTCTAAGTGCTAAAGGCAATACCCATTTACCATCAGATGCCTTTAGTATGTCATCTTTTGGATAATAAATGTCTATATTTTCGTTATATAAAGCACGAAATAAAAACTTAACTGAATCCGGTGTACCGTTTGACTTATAAAAATTTGTAATTAATTTTAAAAATAATCTCTTATCTGCCAGTATGTTTTCTGGAAAATAAGGCATTAAATCTCGTTTTATTAAATTTAGATAATCATTATCTGCTTTATCTAAATCAATAGAGTTTGCAAGTGCATTTATTTCATAACTAATTTGATTATTAGTTTCTAACCATTCATAGTATTTTTTAAGAAAAGTTACAAATACAGGATGTTCAGAACGAACAAATTCGGGTAATTGTCTTTCTACTAGTATAGATGTTAAAACTTGATCCATTAGATTGCTATTGCCTTAACAACAATACTTGTAGGATCTTGATCATCCAATACTAACATTTTATTTAAACTTGATTGAATTATATTACTCATAGGAATAATATGTATCATAATATCTCCAAAATCATTATTAACTGCACTAGGATTAAAATTATTAATATATATTTTACCTAATTTATAATCAATGGTTCCAGTAACACCATTATTTTTTGTGCTATTAATAATAATTTTGGTACTCTGACTACTAATCTCGTCAGTCTTGTAGTATGAGATTCTTATTTGTCCATATCTACCTTGAAGAACTGCAAGACCTTCTCCTAACTCACCACCGCCTCCTGTAATCTGAACTGCTGCAGTTGTATATCCAATACCTGGTGTTAATACTGTAATCTCGGATATCTTACCATTAACAATAACTGCCGCAGCGGTTGCACCCACACCATCACCAACAATCGTAACTGTTGGCGTAGATGTATAATTGATGCCTGGATTTGCTACTGTAATAGATTCTACACCACTATATGAAGATGGAACTTCTTCAAAGAAACATTGTCTATTTACACCATTCTCATCTGCAACCGTAAAATCTGGTGATGAATAGAAATTATCATTTGTTGTTCCTCTAGTTAATTCAAATCCAAAATCTAAAATATAGTTATCAGAATTAATTAAATCTGGTCTAAATTTCTTTGCAACAAATAATGTTGCTTCATTTGAAACAATTGATCTATCATATGCATCAATTCTTGTTTCCATACCCGAGAAATTAAAATAACTATTAAATTGATTTAAATTAGTTGCACAGTAATCACTAATTGTAGTTTTAATATCGGCAATTAATTGTGATTGACTTGTAGATAATTTTGCTTTATTATAATAAACTTTAGATGTTACTTTAAGATAATTGTAATCTACATCCACAATTTCTGGTGTAACTGTCAACATACTAATAGGTTTCAGTATATTATTTTTTACATAATCTTTTTCTGTTTGAGATACTTCAAAACCTAATTTTGGTTTTGCAGATACAAATACTTTACCATAAATTGGAGGATTGTTTTCTTCTCCACCCCAAACATTAACTGCCTCAAATTGTGGGTATTTTTGTTGTATTAATCTAATATAATCATTCTTTGTTACTGCACGATTCTGTGCCAATAAACTTAATGGTGCACCAAATTTAATTTCATCTACAGATTCTCTTGAAGAACCACCTGATGATTTTGTTACCGGTGCAACAATAAGAGTTGAATAACCAGAAATTGTTTCAGAAGTAATAAAGTTGTTTGCATAATTTGCAGCTGCACCATTTGTCACTAAATATTGTGAAGTAATTACACCACCATCAGGTATTGCTTTACTTAAAATATTATCCCCAAAGTAAATATCATATTTACCGTCAGTACCTTCTTGAAGAAAATATACTTCAGAATTTGCAGTAATATTTAAGTCATTTTCTGATCTATCATAAACAATTGTTGTAGTATTTCCAGCTGATTGCCTAACACTAACTACTAAAGTAGATGTATCAATATTTGAATCATTTAAAGTAAATATTTGTTTTGGATTTGATGTATAACTATTTAAAGTTGTAACTGAAGTTAGTTGTCCTTCATAAATTGGTATATTATTAAATATAAAATTATAACCAACTTTATCCACAGTATATGAATTTAATGTAACGAATTTAAATGATAGACCATTAATTTGTTCTGAATAAAATACATAACCTTTAGGTAATGTTAAAGAACTTGGAGTGGTATCAGGAGAAACAACAGTTAAATTAATAATTGCTCTAGCAGAAGTTGATGATCTTGGCGTATAGTTTAATTTTTTAGCATGAGAAACAACAGAATTTCTAAGTAATGCAGTATCTAAGAATGATTCATTGGCAACCATATTGAGATAATAGGCATTATAGTGTGTATTATATGCCAATACATCTAATAGAATATTAAGACCTGATCCTTCAAAATCATAATCTTCAAATACTGTTTGTTGTTGTAAAAATGTTTTTAGATTTGATTTAATCTGGTCAAAATCTAATTCGGATACTTGTAAACGATCTGCCATTTTATCTTTCTCTTGTTAAGAAAAATTCTACATTTATTGGATTTGTTTGGTTAGCAATAATAAAAGTCATATTAACTGAAAATCTATTATTATCATAATCAGGTAAAATTGATATATTATTAATAGTTACTCTAGGCTCAAAATTAATTATTGTTTGTCTTATTTCTTTTTCCATAATTGTTGCACTAATTTCATCCATATTCTCAAATAACATTCTGCGAACATTACACCCAATTTCAGGATGAAAAGGTTTATCATAAAAATTCATCAATATTAAATTTTTGACCGAAGTTACTACAGATTGTTCGTCTGTCAAAATATTGATATCTTTTCTTATTGGATGAACAGTAAAGTTCAAATCCAGATCACGATATCTTGATATTCCTGTTGTTGTAAGTGCGGTTGCCATGTCTTATTTATCTGTCTTTCTAATCACTTACCAGTTTTTCTTTATATAAATCTGTACCGATATAGTTATTAATTAAATATGTTTGAGTATTGCCAACCATTCCTAATGATCTAACTGTTTGAAAATCTGAAATAAGATTAGAAGATTCATAATGAAAATCACAATCATGCTTTCTTCTATCCCAAAGTAAATTATTTGCAGTAAGTGCATGAGAATATAATGCATCTACTCCCACAGAAGATAGATTGGAATATACATTAGTATACCCATATGTTGCATTAACTTGGTTTCTTAATGAATTCTGTAATGTGATAATATCGTTTGTTATAATTGCAGTATTTGAAACAATATCATCATTTATAAACAGACTAGTCATACAACCTAATATAGGTAAAGCATTTGCATTAGTAGTTTCAGTTTCACCCAATACCATTATTAATGCATTTCCAATACCCATAATTCTTCCACGATCTGGTGCTTCTCTAACAGAAGATGTAGTTAATCCTGAAATATTTGAAGTATGTTTTTTAAAATATGTTATTGTAGAATTAGCAAAAGTATTATATAAAGTGTTTGCACTTTGAGCAACTCCAGAATTATTATCCCAAAATTCAATACCATTAATTATAGACTTAATTGAATCTACTTGTGTTTGTAAACTAGCAACAACATTTACTGTTGGATCTCTATAATAATCAGAATTCTGTATTGATCCGTTAGCTAGTATTTGTTTTTGCCAAGTTTTTAATGTTTTTGGCATATATGCAATTATTGCTTTAGAATTAGCAGATAATTCTTCAGACCCATTAAATTTTGTAGTGTCAAAATTATAATTTAATCTATTCATAACAGTCATAATATTTTCCTTAAAAAAGTAATCTTCATATTAAGCCATCAAAGTGCCGGCTTGTAATGGAGGTGTTGTTGGTCCAGTTGGTGCAGTATGATTATGAAGTATGTCCCAAAGTCTTATAAACATCATAGGACCCAAAATATCTGACGTAACTATACCTGTAACCAATGGCGCAAACATACTTAATCCAGCTAACATAAATCCTGTAGTTGTTATACCAGTTCCATTAACTACAATTCCAGGTATTGAAAATGCGGGACTTACAATAGGGGGAATATCTATCACACCTGGAATAGATGCTTCCACACCAAGAAATAATCCTCCGGTTCGGCTTAGAAAACCAAGATGTCCAGATATAACTTGTGTAGTAGCAGTAATTTTAGTTGATGAGAAAATTTCATTTGCATAAAAACTATTTAAAGCAGTAAGTTTACCTTTAACAAAAACACCATCTGCAGAACTTAACTGGATATTACCTACACCAACAGTACCTGATCCCGCCGTTATCTCTACATCTTTATCAGAATGAACAATCATATCTCCTGCCATTACTGTAAATTTTCCAGCAACTTGCAAATTATAATCGCCATTTATCTTTTCAATTTTATTTTGACATTCTATTACACAGTCACCAATAACAGTAATATTACAACTACCTTTGATTAATACATTATTATTTTTAGCAACAATCTCATAACTATCACCTTGTATTTTATTAACTTGTGATCCATCAGGATGCATTTCTAAAAAAGTGGCTGTTCTATGTTCTAATCTAACACGTTCAGCACCTTTCGTATCATCCATATGAAATGCATGACCACTCTTAGAAGATATTACTTGATTATGTGGATAGACAGGTTTATTAACTGGACCTAATTCTGGATCTTCATTAAACGGTGATGGTGGTTCCATCCATCCACTTTGACCACCTGGAGCTGGAGGAATAGATTTATTATCATTGTTTGTATTATTTGTTTCACCACTACTTGCAACTGTTGTAGGTGGTTTTATTGCAGCAATCGCTTGTTCTATACCTGCCTGTAAACTTGCCATATTTTATTTTTCCATTATATTAAGTAATAGCTGTCTTACCTGATGCCGGATACGCATCTTGTGTTACAGCTGTTGGTGGAACAAGAGTTGCCGGATCAAATGCGGTTGAAGCTGTTAATGTATTTTGTAAATTTATAGTTGCTTCATCTAATGCAGCTAATGCTTGATCTGGATTTAAAGTTACATTTGTATTTAATACTGCATTTAATATTTGACCTGGTATTTGAGCTACTGCAAGAGTATTTTTAATAACACTTTTTGCTTCATTAAATGTTGCTTTCATCTCATTCGTTAGTGTCTTAAACTCTGGTCCTAAAATACCACCGGGTGTGCTTAATAAATCATTTCCAATAGCTATGATTGAATTGAAAAATGCAAATGCACATTCTTTCATCATTCTTAATAGTTTTGCAGGTAATGTCATAATCCAATTGATAACTGCACGAATGATAACAACATAAAGAATTAACGCATCGGCTACTGCTTTAACTATTTTTAAATATTTATTAACAGTTCTTAATACATCTCTAACATATTCAAGAGCAGCAGTAAGGGTAGTTGTTAATGCAGAAGGTATTAGTCCTTTAGCAGTAGTAGTAATTCCTAATGCTTTAGTTATTGCTTCAATACCAATGTGACTTTTTAGATATTGATATGCAGCACTTCTTTTTATATCTCCACTAATATCACATACATGAGCCAAATCTAAATTTGTTAATCTAACTAAAGTATTTTCTGTAGTAATAGATGCAGTTGGTGTATTAGATGGTCTCATATAACCACCTGCAGGTACAATACCACCTGGCAATTGTGGTAATCTTAAACGCTGAGTTGCCGTTAGATTTGCAAGTTGCGCTGACGCCAAATATGGAAATACTGTTTGAAGATTTAAGTTTAATGCCATTTTTTATCCTGTGGAAGTTGTAATGCCTGGAATAACGCCAAGAATCATTGGTTGACGAGCAACTAATCCATCAACATAAAATCCAACAACCCAATCACCAGGTTCCACATCTATAGTTTTTCTTGAAAAATTTGCTGGAAGTAAACATGGTGCCCAAGGTAAACTCTCACTTGGCGTTGCCATTGTATCAGAGGTATCTTTACCAATGACACGAATTTTTACTTTACCTGCCATATCTGGATCATAGATATTTTCAACAATAGCCATGAACCAATACATATCAGCATTTACACCTGGAAAACTTGACATTATTTAATAAATCTCCTAATATTGTGATTGTGGACGATACAGTTCTTTATTATTTGAATCTGTAGAAATTTCTAATATTGTTTCATGTCTATCATATTTTATAATATGTCTACATGCTAATACTATATATTTACCACTTAAAGAATCATCTCTACTATCTGATGAAATATTTTGAGCACGACTTGTTACTAAAAGATCAACAACAGAACCACAGATTAGATTAAAATTACCTGGCATTACTAGTTTGACTCTTTTTTCAGTATACTTACGCATTTCTGCAGGTCTACTACCAAAATATTGCATAACATCATCTAAAGTGTTTGTTGCTGTAGGATTATTTTCTTTTACCCAAGTGTTATTTTGTGTCGCAATAACTGTAGGTCCATATACAACCCAAGTGCGTAAATTTGGATTCACAGCTTCTGGTATTGGTGAAACTTCTGGATTTTTATTTAATTGTTTTGATTTAGTATTATTACTTATAGGACCAATATTTTTAGTTATAACTCTACGATTTAAATAATCAACATAAACACCACTTGAGCCATAATATCCACTATTAATATTATCTATAACATCAAACTGAGAAATAACTTCTAAATGCATTGCACCATAAAAAGAAATTTCATCATCAGTACCAAAGTTTTTTGGTGCATAATTAATTCTAGCTATTGGATTTTGTTTTGCAATATAAGATAATGAAACAAAATTAAAACCATTTTTGTTCTCAAAGAAAACATACGTTGGTGATTGATCATCCGCAGAAATTGCTTTTGTTGCACATTCTGTTAAAAATTCAAAAGGTGTTTTATTATTACCTGAATAATTTAAGATACCTAAAGTGTTTTCAATAATAAATTTCTTTGGTACATTCAAATCTTTTACTATAATTTCTTGAGCAATATCTGAGTATGTTCTTCCTATATACATTTTTTGTAACTTCTTTGTTTTTGAAAAATAATATTCTTCTGAAACAAATGATAATGTATATTGTTCAGATGTAGTAGTTAAGGGTAATGTTTTACCTTTTTCATATATTTTAAATGTTTTTTTAAATGTTATAGGACCATTTGGATCTTTTTTAATACTTATTTTAAGTAAATCTGATCCATCAAAATTAAATTTAGAAGTTAAATTTAAAGCATCGGTAATTAATATATTACCCGACATACATGGGTTAAGTATTGTATCAAATATATTTAATTCTTCAAACTTATCTGATAAATCAAAATTACCTAGTTTAGTTACTAAAATTAATTCATCAATAAAGAAACGAAGATTATTACTTATAGGATTAACCATTCAATACTCTTTGTAATTCTGTTAATATCATTTCTTTGTATTGTGGTTTAACTAATCTAATAGTTCTCTTTTTTTCATTAGATAAAACTTCATCATCATAATAAGTAAATCTTTGTTTACTGATATCAAGTTGCATTGATGTACCATCGGGTAAAGTATAGAATGTTGAAATTGGTGCTAAACTTGCATATGTATTAGCATCTATTGTTACATATTCTTCTAGATAGTCACCAGTTTTAACAAGTGTTTTTCTTTCAATTTTATAATGTGTTTTATAATTTGTCTGTGCATATGCAATACCATATAAATCTTCTATTGAATCCATTAATTGTGAATATGTTAATGGCCAATCTGTATTCAAATTCATTATACCATTTATTCTCATTATTAACCAATGATATTCTGCATCACCATAAACTTTATATGCAACTATTTCTGGTGTATCACCTTCACTTATTGTATAATCATAATAACCTTGTGTTGCATTTATAGATGAATTTAATATTGAAAAATTTGCAGTTATATTTGTAACTGTATCCAATTCATTAGAATTATCTATTTTATAGTATGTTTTTGGAAAGTTATTAAAGAATAATGACATATTATTAATCTCGGTAATTTGTTAAAGCTCTTTCTTGAGCAGTTGTTCGGCCTGTAACATAAACAGGAGAAGTTGAATTTATAATTCCTCGTTCAGATCGAGCAAAATTATTTGGGTTATTAACACTTACTTGTCTCGCACTAGGTCTAATTGAAGTAGTATTTGTTTGTGGACCATACGTATTTTGATCTCTTGGTAATCCTGTTTCTGGATTTATATCACTACGACCCCAAGTATTTGGATTATTTGCATCATAGGTGGCTTTTTCTGCTTCTGCAACTTTAGTTTCATCCATAAATTGTTTAGTGACATATTGTGTTTCTTGAAATGCTAATGATAATCTAATACCAACGGGCATACCTGTACCGCCTTTTTTTGGTATAGTTTGATTATAATCACTTTCAAATGCATGAAAACCATTTGGTGCATAATCTACATCAACTTGTTTTAATACACATGAAAGTATTCTTGGAATATTTGGATTAACTTGTCCACGATAATAAAATCCAATATCAAAAGTTGATGGAGGTACTAACATATATCCTGCAGTACCTGATTTAAGTTCCGGTGCTTGATGATATTGAAACTGATAAATTATTTGTTGAACTTTTTCTGCTTCACTTTCACTTCTAGGATAAAACATATAATCAAATCTAAAATTACGTAATTCAGGTTTTGAATACATAACTTCAACCATAGGATTAACTACACCAAATTTACCAATAAATGCCGCATTAAAAGTTCGACTACTCAATACTGGAATTGAGCTTCCTAATTTATTTTTTACAGCACCTAATAAAGCAGTTATAGCATTTGATTTAGCTACTCTATCACCATTTGTATATTGATCAACTAATGATTTACCCACACCTAACATAGATAATGCATCACCTGATAATGATTGTGTATCATAAGATGCAGTTGATCCAAATTGAACTGTATCTGGCATATAAATTGCAATATTGTTCGTTAGTTTTACTACATTGTTATTAAACGTAGTTGAAGTTTGGTTTACTAAATTACCTAGAACATCACCTAATGGTGATAAAGCATCTTGAACAACATTTACAGTATCACCAAATCCAGTACCTGCAATACTATTTTTAATAGGTACACCAAATTTATCTGAAATAGCTCTTCCAATATCACCTATTACTCCTATGCCAGTACCACCATTTGATATACCACTCTGTGTAATGTATTGAGCATTAGCATTTTGTGCAGTAGGATCAACAGCACCAGGAACATTTAATTTCGATATCTGCTGAACATAAATGTTAAACAACATATAATG